TACCGATGGTGCGTCGGTGAATTCTTCGGTATGGCCTAAGACGCCATCGTCACCCATAACAGGATCTTTTTTTAAATTACCGAAATTTACTTTGCCACCTTCTTTAGTTGGCAAACGCCCCAGGCCTTCTGCATCCATGAATCCGCGCGAAGTTACAATGCTCATAATTTTTTATCCTTATTTACGTTATTAACGCCCAAATTAATGGGCGGTTTGTTATGTATTACGGCTTATTTTCTAAACTGAATTTTTCCAGCGTAAATAATCATGCCATTAACGAATTTAGGCGAATCAAGTACATTAATTCGGCTTGGGTTGTCGGCGTCCAACTCGATAAACATAGACGTGTTATAACCGTCAAAATCTTGGACGATCGCTTTGTATTCAAGTTCTAAATACAGCGATAACAATTCCGCTTTAATGACTGATGGCGTAACAACCGCTTGGCCTGGTGCAAACTTGGTGCCGTCTGCTGCTAACTTATGGCGGCCGTATTTGCTTAAAATTCGGCTGCGTTGTTTGGCACGAATATACATGGCAATGGCTGGCACGGTTATATCCAAATAACTGTCGTCGGCCACGCCTGCTGCGTTTAAATTGTAGGTGGTGATCGGGCGCTCGATAAATACTTGGCGCGCATCGTTCGTGCGGTAAGTCGAGATCCCAGAAAATAAAAGCAGGTTACGTTCTTGCCAGATAAATTCGCTGGCCGAATCCGTATAAACACCTTTTAACTGCAGCGTTTGCAGAGGTCGCGCCGGATCAATGGATAAACTTTTCGAGATTTGACCCGCCCAAGCTGCTGTCAGTGCCGGTTCCGTTAATGCGACGTTGGCCACATCGACCAGAGAATTAACCCCCATCACTGAAATAAACGGGCTATTAAAGCCGTCGCCATAAGTGGTTAGATCTGCATGAATACCCGCTTTAGCGATATAAGCTAGGCCTGGGATCTGCTGCAAGGCTTCGTAACGTGTCTGCAGGAAGTCAGCCAAGGAATTAACGCCGACCGTATCGTTAAATGCCGAAACAATATGGTGGTATTGCTGATCGCCGGTGGCTGCCAGTGCGGCTGCGACGTCTGGCGTCGTAGCGTTGGTGGCAACCGCATAGACTGGCAGCGAAATATTTTGGCGCGTAAACCAATCTACCATCGTATAAATATCGCTATCAACCCCGAAACGATCGCCTGCAACTTCTTTGGTAATAGTCGCCGCGACGATGTTTTCGGCCGTATCGCCACCGGTTCCCAATGTGCCAATGATTAAAACGCGCTGTAACTCTTCGGCGTTGTTGGCCAAAGAGTTGTCGATCTCAATATAAACGCCAGGTACGCGCACATTGCTTGGGATTTCGTTAAAACTGATTCCAGACATGATTCGATCCTTTTTATAAAATTATTGGTTAGTAAAACGGGTTTACTTTGCTGTGACTTCGACCACTGATTTGTCGCTAATGCGTCTTAGCCAGTATTCGTTCCGTGGTTTTGATTCGCCAGCGGCTTTTAATACTTCCCGTGTGACCGGATCGCGTACAAATTGGCCTTTTTTGGCTGGTTTTATTTTAAAAGTTGTCATTTGATTGGCTCCATACTATTAATAATGTCGAGTTGTAAAGATTGGATTAGTTCTTTATTCCAGCCTATAAATGGGCGTTTTGGCATGGTGTAAGTGCCTTTACTTTTAGTGCCGCCTTTCCAGGTATTTGTCTTACTGTCAAACCAGCCGTGCATCCGCTTGGGAAAAGTAACGGTTTGGCCATCGTTATGAACGCGCCCCACCTTGGCTGCCAAGCCTGCTAAACCGACGCTAAAGCCGTTGGCGTCAGATTCGGTTTTTAACATGCGGGATAAGCCCATTAACATGTTTTTATTGCTTTTGATCTTGCCACTTTTCGCCATCGTTATAGGGCGGCGTTTGCGTGGTGCATAACTCTTACCGGCTAAATCTTTTTGGGCGCTAATTTGAGCGCGAAAATAGCGGCGGGTTTTGTTTGCCAGATCATTGTTTAATTTCTTTTTGTCGCTCTCACTTAACTGCAGATTTTGCAGCAAGTCGACCAATTCGTCTGGGCTAGTAAGCTGCATTAGTTTTTCAGGCCAGTATCTTGGGTGTGGCTATCCACTATTTCTAATAAACTCAAATCAGCCGCCACGCCAAAGTCGGACGATGCTTTGTACTTTTTGCCATCGTCTAACAGCCATTCGCCTGCAGGATCTTCTATCAGGCTAATTTGTTCTCTAAATTGAAGCCTTAACCCTAGATCGAATTTGCCACCGGAGAGAGGTTCGACAAAAAATTCTGGCTCTCCTAATCCGTGGTTTTCTCTATCTGGAATATAAACATTCATCCAGTGGACGAAGTACATTCCGAATTTAACTGGATCCACTTTGACGTCGGACATTTCAAAATTGGCGGTATAAACCACCTCATAACCCATTGAAATAATGCCAGGCGTGAAAATAAACTTGCCATCTTCGCCCCAGGCTTCGATCTTATGATCTGCGACCAGGCCAGTGGTTTTGGTCAAATATGTTAAAAGGCTTTGGAGTGCTTCCATTTCAAAATCCTTTAAATCAATTCGATTTTATAGCCACTGTTTAGCTGCAACAGTTGGTCGATTGATCGGCGCGCTTGGGTGTTTAGTTGGTTAACTTTTTCGGTTAACGCTTCTTGGCGGTCGGCGGCTTCTTTGGTCGCGTCGGTTGCCATTTTGGTGTTTATTAGGTCGGCCGCTACATTAGCAAAAACAGCGGCCTGGTAATGCACGGCGGCGGTTACGTCGTCACCAAATAAGGATTGGGAAACGTCGATTAAATTTGGGTGCAATTCAATTAAAGTTTTTAATTGTCGATGCACGATCGAACGAATAATTAATGCAGTTTGATTAACGGCATATTCGGTTTGGTCTTCTAAAAAACCATATTGCTGCTGAAAATCAGCCAGCTTTAATTCTGGATAAAAAGCGGTTGCGGTTAAAAGGCTTGTAAACGGTGTGTTTTTATCGCCGATATATTGCATTTTTTTACCTTGCTTTTAGTTAATAAAAAAGGGGCTAAAGGCCGAACTGTTTAACCTTTTGGCAAAGCCTTGGTTAAATTATCGACCCACGCCCCAGGGGGGAGGTGCTAGGTTAGACTGCCCAGGTTGTGCCGCCGTCGCCGGTAAACTTCACGTTTACCGCTTCGAGTGCTGCCACTTTTCCTAGATCTTCGATTACGTAGTCCATATTCATTGAATAGAAGTTTTCGTAACGGTCGCGTTTTGGGTTGTCGATGTTTTGACGACGGATCGAACTATCTTGGATATAGATCGACAAGTTAGATAAAGACGTAATCATCACGCCGCGCCCTGGAAAGTGCGGTGCCTTGATTGCTGGTAAACCACCAAACGTGCCGATTACCTGTTTATCTTCAACTTTGGATTTTTCCGACGGTGTGTTGCCGTGCGTTGCGTAGAATTTAGCCTTTTCTTTAGCTAATAATTCTTGGCCGACAATAACGACTAAATCACCATCGTCTGTGTGGGCTGGATCTAGCATTAATACAAGATCCGCGACCAAAGAGTCCAAATTGATATAGTCGGAGCCGGTGCCTTCACCAAAATGGATTTCGGCCGTTGTGCCACCTTCGACAAGGTATTGCGCTGGCACACGGTCTTTAACTTTAAACAACCAACCTTCTGCCACGTCTTGCCCTAATGGGTTAGCGACTGGATCCGTTTGTGCTGCCACGCTCGTACCGTTAAAGCCGACCAAAATTTGGTTAAGGCCAATTTGTTTGCGCGTTTGGTTGGTGATTTTAGCGCGGAAATTAGGCTGCATAGCCCAGCCGTCTAAAGTGGCGTAATTGATCGCCGTATCAAACTCAACCTTTTGGCAAAGGTAAGTATTACCAACCGTGCCAAATACTTCTTTTGGTGCGCGGTCGGTTGTGTTTGTGTTGGTGCGACCCATGATTAAACCGGTGACGTCCAAACCAATGGCATTACCGGATTGCTCCGGCACTGGTACCACGTTAATTTGTTGTAAAAAACCGGCTTGCTCTTTCACTGATTCGACGATGCGTTGCGCGCCTACCGGTGCCACGTTATAACGTGCTGTTACGTCGGACACTTCGTAAGATCCTGCGATCGCAAGTTCTAACGATTTAACTTTTGCTCGTGTTTGTTCTCTCATTTCTTTTCTCACTTCTTTTTGAAAACGGGATGGTTAAAACGGGTTATAGGGCGAGATTTTCATCTTCGGTGGCTTCGGGTTCACCTTTAGCACTAAAGCGGCCTGGCTGGTCTGTCATGCCTTCCAATGCCGTTTTAACCGATTCGACCGTGCCGGATAATTCCAACACCTGTTTGGCCAGTGCTTCCACTGGATCTGCTGCTGCAGGCTCGACGGCTGGCACGACTGGTGCAACCACGGCCGGTTTAACGGATAGGCTTTCTAATTGGCTAGTAATGGCCGTTAGTGCCTTTACTGTGTCGCCCTGTGCTTCGTGCATTTCTTTTAATAACTTAGCTGTGTTAGCGTCCATTTGGTCGTCCTCTTTAGATAGAAGTTTGTCGAAAAGGTTTTGTTTTTTTGGTTGGTGTTGGATCACTTCATCGCTTGAAAACGCCGCCGATTTCTCGTTTAGGTCGCCATTGTCAATACTTAGGTGCATTTCAGTAGTACCCAGGCTTGCCGGTGAATCCGTAACCGCCAGGCCTGTTAAATAAGCTTTGCCCGTTTTTGCGAAGTCGGAAATTATTTCGCATGAGGTGTGCAATTTTTGGCCAGCCTGAATAAGCGTTAATAAATAATCAGTGGGCTTTAATTGAGCAAACAATTTTTTAACGCCGTCGTGTGTTTCAACTTTTACCGCTGCCACGCTGCCTAATTTAAAGCCATAGGAATTGTGTTCGATGTTAATTCGGGCGCTGTACGTTTTTGGATCGTAAGTTTCTGCGATCTGGTCTAGTGTTGCTTCGGCAATATTTCGGCCATCGACCGTATGGCCTGCAGATAAAACGATAATCCATTGAGTTAAAAACATTTAGGTGGCTCCACTTATTATTTATTGTGCTGGTTTTGCTTTGTGGGGTTTAGTATCTGATTTTAAGTAAGACTTTGAAACTTAAAAGGTTTTTAACTGATTGATTTAAAAGGCTTATAAAAGAAATTGGGCGCGTTTTTGACCATAATTAACCCATGCAGACGAAATCCGAAGATAAAACCCTATATACAAAAAAACAGACGCAGGCTTTAGGCCTGTATTTGCGCCAATGCACCGCAGCGGAGATCGCCAGCGAGTTGGGCTGTACTGATCGTGCAGTACAAAGATGGGTTAAAAACTTTGGCTGGGCGGCCATGCGCGACGATGCCCCAGCCGAATTGGTTTTAAGGCAGCGGCTTACCTATTTAATGTGGGTGGATGAAAAAAGCGACCGTCTGTTAAAAGAGTTAGACGTTTTGTTAAAACACCAATTTGGTGAAGTTAAGGCGCGCGGTGGTACGGCTAAAGATGGCAGCAACCGTGGCCGCCCTGCGAATAAAACAAAAAATGACGTTTCCAAGGTTACGGCCGAAATGTTGGCCGAGTATAGAGAGAAAACCTTTTTTAAATACCAGTTAAAGATCTGGCAAACCAAACGGGACGACGCTTTAAACTGGATGCGCTTTTATTTGAAGTCGCGCCAGATCGGTTTAACTTATTATTTTGCGTTTGAAGCCTTTGAAGACGCGATCATCACCGGCGACAACCAGATCTTTTTATCTGCGTCTAAAAAGCAGTCGGAGATTTTTAAAGCTTATATAAGAATGTTTGCGCTCAAGATTGGCGACGTGGATCTAAAAGGAAAGGACGAAATAACCCTAAGCAATGGCGCGACCTTCTATTTTTTAAGCACTAATAGCAGAACCGCCCAGGGCTACCACGGCCATTTATATGTCGACGAAGTTTTCTGGATCCCTAAGTTTAAGGAGTTGGACGACCTAGCCGGTGGTATGAGTATGCACGATAAGTGGCGCACGACTTATTTGTCGACCCCTTCGACGATCGCCCACGAAGCGTACCCGAAGTGGTCTGGTACCAAAAAAGACGCCATCGACATATCGCATAAGGCTTTAAAAGACGGGGCTTTGGGTGTCGATGGTATTTACCGCCAAGTGATTACCGTCGACGATGCGATCGAAGGCGGCGCAGACTTCTTTAACATGGATAAGTTACGCAAAAAATATCCTGATGCAGACATATTTAACAACCTTTTGCGCTGCATGTTTTTAGATAACTCTAATGCTGTGTTTAAAATCGGTTTATTAATGGCCTGCAAGGTAGATACCGACGCATGGAAGGACATAAGTAAAACGGAATATCGACCGGTCGGAAATAGCCCTACTTGGCTTGGTTACGATCCATCCGGAGAAGGTGACGAAGCCGCCGTTATTGCCGCCCTGCCACCGGCCAGGCCTGGTGGTGCTTTTCGACTCATTGAAAAATTACGCCTGCAGGGTGAATCGTACGAGTACCAGGCCGCGCAAATAGAGAACCTTTGCCATAAATACAACGTGACCGAAATCGCAATGGATGCCACCGGAATGGGCGACCCTGTAGCGAAATTAGTGTCGAAATTCTTTCCGGCCGTGACTTGCATTATTTATTCAATTAACACTAAAGACACTTTGATCTATAAAACCAGGGAGGTTATTTCTGGTGGCCGCTTGTTATTTTCAGACGATTGGGACGATGTTATACACAGCTTTTTAATGATTAAACGCACGACCACTAGGGGTGGTAGATCTACCTTTGGCGCGGCTAGATCCAAAGACAGTTCCCACGCCGACATTGCCATGGCGATTATGAATTTGTTGTCTTTAGAAGGCGTGGACAATTCACAAAAAATTAAACCTATGATCTCAACAGGCTAACGAAAAGGATTAGAAAATGTTTGTAAAATTTGGAGAGCCGGAATCGGTCTTAAATGGTGATTTTTACGATTACGCCGAAGTTTCATTAATAGACGGGCTTTACGAGCCGCCCGTTTCTTTGTCTGGTTTGGCGAAGTCATTTCGTGCTAATGCCATGCACGGTTCGGCGATCTATGCAAAGCGCAATATTTTAAGCTTGGCGATCGATCTCGAAACAAGCGGCAAACTTTCAAAAAAGGACTTTAACCGCTTTACGCTGGATTTTTTCATTTTTGGCAATGCTTATTTATTGGCCGTGCGTAATGGTTTTAATAAGATTGTTAAATATGTGCATTTACCGGCTTTATATATGCGCCGCCGTGAAGAAGAGGACTCTTATTCTTACAAGACATTTAGCCAGCAAATTGACTATAAAAAAGGTACTGTTTTTCATTTTATGGAATACGACCCGACCCAAGAAATTTACGGGGTACCAGAGTATTTCGCCACATTAAGTTCGATTTGGTTAAATGAGGATGCCACCCTCTTTAGACGTAAATATTATAAAAATGGCGCGCATTCTGGTTATTTGCTTTATATGAATAATCCAAACATGGACGCCGCAATGGAAGACGAAATCAAAGCGACCTTAAATTCTGCTAAAGGTTTGGGTAACTTTAAAAATATGTTTATCAATGGTCGCGGAACCGATAAGGAAAAACCCGAACTGATCCCCGTTGGCCAGATCAATGCCAAAGATGAGTTCGCCAGCATGAAAAACGTCACAACCGCCGACATTTTGAGCGCGCACCGAATCCCGATCGAATTAATGTCGGTGGTTCGTGAAAATCTAAAAGGCAGCGGGGATCTAAATAAAATTGATCGGATCTTCAAAATTAACGAGATCCAGGCATTAGGCAGTCGATTATTAGAGTTAAACGACTTTGGAGGCGAAAACATAATCCTTTTAAAACCTTATGAAGCATTAGGGGAGTAAATCGCTTCAAAAGGCGGTTTTACGTTGTGAATAGTAGGTTTTTCCAGATGGGGTAGATTTTAAGACTAAAAGTGTAATCTATGGCTTTTTTATTTATAACTTATTGATTTAATTAAATAAAAACATTACACCAAAGTGTAATTTTATGTAATAAAAAATTACACTATTTTATAAGTGATTGATTTAGTTAGGAATATTAAGGTATAGAAAGTGGTAAAAATTACATTTTAAAACTGTAATCTCGTTACACTTTAATTACTCATAAATTACATATAAATTACAGTATTAAATAAATAGAATTGTTTATATATATCAAGTAGTTATGTTATAATTTACTCACTATTTAACTATAAATTACACTATTAAAGATACATACCGTGGAATAATAACTCACTATTTCACCATAGCCGAAGGTATGAGATTTTAGCCACTTAATTGAGGATGATCTTTTATGCTTGTACGCTGCCCTAAATGCCAATCTAAAGCCAGAATCGCCGCATCAGATCAAATGTGCGACACAGTGCGCCACTTATACTGCCAGTGCCTAAACCTTGGATGTGGTTCTCGTTTTAAAGGCGAGTTAACCTTTTTTGAATATATCGGAACGCCAGAACAGAATCCAACTGCACCCAATCCAGAACTACAACCCGAACTATTAAAAGACCACCGCCAAATGGACCTATTAGGCCATGAACACGGACAGTCAGCCTGATGCAGCCCATTTATAGCCCTAAAAACGGTTCGTTTGACCGTTCGCCATTAACCGAGCGCACTTATAGTACGGGGGAGGAGGTTAGCGG